CACAGGCTTGTTGCCGTATCAACAGCGCGTGGTGGAGGAGAAAGCTGCGCTCGATGAAAAGCTGGCGCTACTCATGAAGTTCTTCGATACAAAGACGTATAAAGACCTACCTGACAGGGATGCGGTTTTGCTGCGGGATCAGCATGAGGCGATGGAGCGGTACGGCACTATGCTGGAGTTACGTATCGCTCGGTTCAAATCTGAACAGTTCGTTGCATTCGAGAGCGCGATGATTGATCTGCAAGAGGCCACTGATGGCCAAGGCCACCCAGTGCTGTTGTATCAGGGCCCATTTACGTATGAGGACCTGCGACACGCGACGTTTGATTTCATGGAGCCATTCAGTCCTACCACTGTGTTCATTAACGGACTCGATCCGGCGGCCCCACAAAAGCCGGCAGAAGTGGCCGCATGGCGTAACCTCGCTCTACTCGCACGGGCAACAGCAGCAGCCCTGGAGGCGGGATTATGAGCCCAAATAAGAGTCGCATGGGCGAACCTGCACTACCAGTGTTTCCCATGCAGCCGGTCAAGAGCAGCAACATCGCGAAACTGGGCTGGCGTGACGGTGAACTGCGTGTCGAGTTCAGCAACGGTGGCTTGTTCTCATATGCAGGCGTTGACAACGCAACGTACCGGCAATTGATCGCAGCCTCGAGTCTCGGCAAGCATTTCGGTAAATACATCCGTCCCAAGTTCAAGGGGACAAAACTGTGACCATGCGAAACATAACCGCTATAGTGGCTATCGCCGTCGCTGTGTTTCTATTGTGGAGCGAGGGCTTACGCCTCCTAATTGGCGTGATTCTGCTTCTATGGGCGAACAACTTGATCGTCGGTGGACGGGTCATGGACCTGATCCGTACGTCAAGAGAGGTGGAGCTATGAAAGGAGAATACGTTGTTCGCCCACCAGGAACCCCACATGAAGTGCACATCGAAGGAGGCGAGTTTCGCCTTGACATCGTAGACAGCACAGCGCCGGTTAACGAGAGGCGTTGGCGCATCATACTCAAAAACGGCGTGTTTCAGCTAGTGCTGATTAACGACGCTGGTAGCGAGCACAGAGTGTTGCATATACAACGACAAGGCACGGGGTTTGATGTAACACGCGGGGGTGCGCCCCTGTGACGATTTTTGGTTTCGATATCGTGCGCGACGTGCTGCCGTGGTTTATATTAGCAGCCGTCCTGTACATGACATACTTGCAGGGACGCAAGCGTTGGAGCGCGTGGGTTGTGGGCCTCGCCAATCAATTGTTGTGGCTCGTTTTCATCGTAGCCACAAAGGCGTGGAGCCTGTTGCCGTTAAACCTCGGCCTGGGGTTGTGGTATTTGTACACAAAAAACCTCGCCCTGTGGTATGATGAGGAAGCGCAGTACATCGAGCGCAACGGATGATGGAACAACCACTACCATTTCGATTAAGCAGTCGCGCTCGCACAGGCAAATCGTGCTGCGCGTGGGGTGACTTTGAGCAGCCACTGCGGCGAATGTGGCGATTGCCCGTGCCGATCGACTGGAAACATGCCCGGGAGGCGTGGAGGGAGTACAGCGCCACTCCGGGCGAGTTTCACGCGCACATCGAGCGCGAGCTGAATGAGGCGGCGATCTTCAAACGGCCGTGAGCGCTGAATTGCGGCTCGTGCGCCTCTCGTGGTATGATCCGCGCCCATGAGCGCCGTACTCGACCAGCACCCTGAACTGTTTCAGCAGCTTGACGAGCTGTCTGATAAAGAACTCGCGTTCCTCGAGTGGGCGCTGAGCTGGCGCGATTCTGCGCGCAGCAAGCAACTGCCACCCGACGACATTTACGATTCCGTTACGAAGACGATGCGGCCCTGGGCACAGTGGGGCATCATGTCGGGGCGCGGTTTTGGTAAAACACTGACTGGCGCACACTGGATTTTGGAGAGCGCCGGCAACGATCCGGGCTCATATAACGGCGTTATTGCCCCCACGCTTGATGACGTGCGTTTCACGCTTATTGAGGGCGCAACGGGCATTCTCAGTCCGCCTGACATCGATGAAGAAACAGGTGTGATGCATGGCGTCGGTTTTCCTGAGTTCCTCGTTGACGACTACAATGCGACATATCACCGGGTAACGTTATGGAATGGTGCAATCATTCGCGGCTTCGGCAGCGAGCGGCCCAATAAGCTGCGCGGACCGCAGCACCATCGCGTGTGGGCCGACGAAATCGCGGCGTGGGAAAACGCCGTCGAGACGTACAATATGATGAGGTTTGGATTGCGACTAGGCCGCAACCCGCAGTTCCTGTGGACGTCGACGCCGAAGCCCAACAAGATCATCAAGAAACTCGTTGCTGCACAGAAGAAAGGTCGAGTGGTTCTGATCACAGGCCACAGCAACGAAAATCGTGAGAACCTGAGCGAGACGTTTTGGGAGGAGATTGCCGAATATGAAGGCACAAAACTGGGCCGGCAAGAGTTGGCAGGCGAACTGCTCAATGAGGAAGAAGACGGCATCATCGAATCGAAGTGGATCAAACGATGGCCGCACGACAAGCCGTTACCAAAATTCGTCTGTATTATCGCGTCGTTGGATACCGCGTTCACAGCGAAGGAAATCGATAAGAAAACACACCAGCCTGACCAGAGCGTGATGCAAGTATGGGGCGTGTTCGTCATCAACAAAGAGTACCACGTGATGTTGCTCGATGCGTGGCGCGACTGGCTCAAGTTTCCCGATCTGGTGTCACGCGTACAGAGTGAATTGAAACGCACGTACGGTGACGCGCAGGAGCCGCTGTACAAGCCGTACATTCCGATCCCGCCCGATTCGTTGTCAAAGATTTCACACACAGCCGGGCACCAGGGCAAACCAATCGACATCGTTATCATTGAGGACAAAGGCAGTGGGATCTCACTTCGACAACAGCTTGCGTTCGAAAACGTCCTGGCGCATCCTTACAACCCCGGGCGCGCCGATAAGCTCTTACGGCTTCATCTGGTTTCACCGGTCTTCGCCGCAGGACGTGTCTGGATGGTTGCCTCGTCTAAACTTGAGAGCTACGTTCCTGGCTCGCCGGCCCCTGTGCGCACCTGGGCTGAGCCCGTGCGCGAGGCGATTTGTACGTTTCGGGGTGAGGGTTCTATTGAGTACGATGACGATGTTGATGCGTGCACGCAAGCGATTAAGTACATTAAAGATCGCTTCATGAAGTCTCTCACCAAGGAAGGCGGATCGCATGAGCCTGATGAGAAACGCACGCGTGGTTCGAAAGGTAACGAGCGAGTCAACCCATATGCCGCCTAATCAAATCGTCCCCGAATCGGTGCGTGAAGAGCTGCGGCGTATGCTACAAACTCTACAACTAATCAACCACACCACGTTAGCCGACACTCCAGAGGGCTGGATGGCATTGAATCGAATCTCTAATGCCCGTGAAGCGCTCCGGGATACTCTGGCGTTTGATGAATAGTTCTGAGGAGCAACCAGAATTCCCACGACCCCGCCTGCCGTGGTACCCTCCGCGCGTTCGACTATTAACCTAATCAGTGGAGCAGTTATGATCAAACCAACAATTGGACGAATCGTTGATTATTGGCCCGACGGCTTTGTCGAAGGTGAACAGCCGCGCGCCGCGCAGATCGCGTATGTGTGGAGCGATACCTGTATCAACATCGGTTTCCTCTATGTGGATGGCGTGCACGGCAACGCGACGTCGGTGCCGTTGTGGCAAGGCGAGGACGAGCGACCAAAAGGTGCGCATTGCTCGTGGATGCCGTACCAGATCGGGCAGGCGAAAAAGCACGAAGGCGAAACCACAGGCTGAAACAGTTGCGCGGATGTTTCCCACCAATCACGCCAGGATTGATGGACAGTGTGGGATAGCTCCGTAGCAATTCGTTGATAGAACAATGGAAAACGAAGATTTGCATAACGCCATGCTAGAACTGAGTGTCGCACTCGGCAATCCCGTGCTTGACATACCTGCTGGCAGTTCGGTGGAAGCGGCGCTGGTGCGTGAGGCCACGCGTCGCATTCTGCAGCTGCCTCTTGTGCCCTGGCAGAAAACGCGTGCTATTTCGACCCTGCCCAACACGAAGCTCACGCCCACAGTCGTGCTGGGGCGCTCGTTAGAGAAAGCACAGCATGGCAAGATCAAATCTGTATGGGTCGGCATTCATTGGGCAGACAGTGATCAATTTGACTATGACTACAGCTCGATGCAGGTGCGTGATCTTAGCTTGCATCGGCTCGTAATTGAGCGGCGCTTGAATAATGTCGCTTTCGGCAGTGACGACACCAACGAAACGCTGAAACCCGCATCCTGAGGTACGTATGGCGACGCCGCAAGAAGAACTCGACGATCTGTTTGACGCCAACCGCGAAGGCGCAACAGAGGACGTGTTAGAGTTCGATTCCCCGATGTCTGACGTCGAGGAAACCGAGGACGGCGGGGCTATTGTTAAGCTTGGTCCGGATGACGAAGACCTGCTGGAGTCCGAGTTTTACGACAACCTGCTGACCGCGCCTGACGTGCCGATCCCGCAGTCGTTTCTCGATAAGCTGGCGTCGGACCTAATCGAAGCCGTGGACCTGGACATCGAGTCACGTGAAGGGCGCGACAAGCAGTACGAAGAGGGCCTGCGGCGTACTGGTATTGGCAATGATGCGCCAGGGGGCGCGACGTTTAACGGTGCCACGAAGACTGTGCACCCGATGATTACCAAGGCCGCCGTCGATTTCGAAGCACGCGCTATCAAGGAGCTGTTTCCCCAGGGCGGCCCCGTCAAGACGCACATCGTTGGTGAGGAAACCAAGGAGCGGTTCGAAAAGGCTGAGCGCAAGTCTCGCCATATGAACTGGCAACTTACGTTTCAGATTCCTGAATTCAAGCCGGGTTTGGAGCAGCTGCTTACGCAACTACCGATGGGCGGCGTACAGTATCAGCGCTGGGTGTGGGTGCCTCGCAAGAAACGGCCAGTGCCGAATTTTGTGCCTGTCGACAAAATGGTCATTCCGTTTGCGGCGGAAAGTTTCTATACAGCCGAGCGGCGCACGTTCATCGAAGACATCACGCAATTCGAATTTGATCAGCGCGTGCGTGACGGCTTGTATATCGATGATAAGATTTTGATGATGGGGGCGACGCCGCCAGAGCCGACAAAAGCACAGGAAGCTACGGACAAGATTGAGGGCAAGAAGCCCGACGGCCAAAACATCGATGGAATTCGTCGCGTCTATGAAACCGAGTGCGAACTGGACCTAAGCGAGTGGGATAAACGCGCTGGGGAGGAGCAGCGGCCCTACACCGTACGTATTGACAGGGTAAGTCATAAAGTTGTTGGTCTCGTTCGTAATTGGGAAATGGACGACGAGAAGTTCGAGCAAATGTGTTGGGTCGTAGAGTGGCCGTTTATCCCGTGGCGTGGCTCGATGCCGATCGGTCTCGCGCAAATGATCGGTGGCCTTTCCGCCGCAGCAACTGGCGCGTTGCGCGCCCTGCTCGATTCGGCTCACATCAACAATTTCCCAGGCCTCGTTAAGTTGAAAGGTACTGGGCAAGGTGGCCAATCGGTTGTGGTCGAGCCCACGCAGGTAATGGAGCTGGAAGGAAACGTCGGCGCGGACGACATCCGCAAGCTGATCATGGCGATGCCGTATAACGAGCCCTCATTGGTCATGTTCCAGCTGCTGGGCTTCCTCGTCACCGAGGGCGAGTCCGTTGTCCGCACAACATTCGAGGATTTGGCCGAGCAAAAGCAGGACATGCCAGTTGGCACCACACTGGCGTTGATTGAGCAAGGCATGGCAGTGATGTCAGCCATCCACTTGCGCCTGTACGATGCGATGCAGAAGACGCTAAATGTCTTGCACCGAATCAACCGAATGTATGTGCAGGACGATGACATTCGCGACCAGACTGGGCAGCTGCTGGCGAAACGTGAAGATTACCAGGGCCCCGAAGATGTGATCCCTGTTGCCGATCCGCGTATTTTCAGTGAAACGCAGCGATTCGCGCAAATGCAGGTGATCGCCGATCGCGCCGAGAAACGACCTGCGTTGTATAATCAACGCAAGGTTGAAATGATGATCTTGGAGCGCCTCAAGTTCCCGAATCCAGAGCAGCTGCTGGTAGCCGCGCCGGATCCGAAGGAACTGAACGCAGTCAACGAAAACGTGGCCTCAACATTAGGTCGTCCTATCACGGCGTTTCCTGAGCAGGATCACCTTGCGCATATCCAGGCGCATTTGGATTTCATGTTCTCACCGTTCTTCGGCATGTTGCAGCCGATATCTATCAAGCTGTTTCCGGCTATGGTGCAGCATCTGGTGGAACACATCGTGTTGTGGTACGCGTCGCGCGTGTATGAGCACGCTTCAGCAGCAGCCGGCACCGAATTCAGTGAACTGCTCAAATTCAAGGATCCCGAAACCCGACGCGAAGTTGATCGAGCAGTGGCACTGGCGTCGAGTCTGGCGATCGACGAGGCCGCCGAAGTGCTCAAGTCGATGCCGAATGCCATCAAGAAAGCGATGGAAATCGTGCAGCATTTCCAACAAGCACAGCAGGAACAGGACCCAACAGCTCAGGCGATGATTGCCGTCGAGAAGATCAAAGGCCAGAACCAACAGGCCCTGGAAGACAAGAAACAACAAGGCAAAGGCCAGGAGCTGCAAGCGAAGGCCCAAGAAACGCAGGCGACGACGGCCGCCAATATCCAAGACAAGCAAGCAGAGCGCTTGTCGCGTTCGCAGGAGAAGCTGCGTGAACTCAACCTGCGCGTGGTTGAGGGTAAACGCGAATCTGGCGATAAGACCGCCGATCGTGCGCACAAAATGCAACAAGAGGCATTTCAGCAGGATCAGGAGAATCGTCGCAATCGTGAGGATAACGCGACCAAGGTGGCGATTAACACACAAGATAATGAAACCGCGATGGCGATCGCGGCGGCGGAAATCGAGAGTGGTGAGAGAGTCGCCGAAAGCACCGGCGGCGGATCAGGTCCCAATCCATAGAGGAGAGCAGCAATGTCGGATTTGAAAAAATGGCCCATTCCCGAGGGTTTCGTGTGGAACTACGAACGTGACACGTATGTGCACCCGGATGGCCGCACCTGGGATTCAAGAGACAACGTGATCCACGACCCTCGAAATGCGGCCCTGCCTGATCCGCGCCAGATCGAAGGTGGCGGGCCGCGTATTCTGTCGGCTGATATTGAGGAGGCAATCAAGCAGGAGACGTTCCATGTCGATGGCACGTTGACCATCTGCATCTTGACGCTTCAAAACGGCTTTCGCGTCACTGGTGAGAGCGCATGCGCGGACCCGGCAAACTTTAACGAAGCGAAGGGCCGTGAGCTGGCCGGCAAGCAGGCTCGCGAGAAGATCTGGCCCCTGCTGGGTTATGTGTTGCGGAACAAACTTCACCAGGAGCAACAGTCATGATCCATGAACAAACAAATATGCCCACGCGCGCCACAACTGGTGACGTGTGGCTGGGTCCCAAGGGCGAATTCAAGCGCGTGTTGTCCCGAGGCGGCGCTTGGGAAAATGTTAACCTCGGGTCCAAACATCCAGACGAGGTGAGCCATGAGCAAGACCAGTTACAACGGCCCGAAGCCGAGCAGCGGGTCGAGAGTCCCGAAGTACCCGCCGGGGCCGGTGAATCAACACCGGGAAATGGCGACGACGGGGAAGCTGCCAAATCCACCGAGAACAGGGAAGAAAACCCCGGCCTGAGTGATGGAGTTGCACTGAATTCGACGGCGCACCCAGGCGACCCGTTTGCTGAAGGCGACGGGGAGTTTAACTCGGGGGAAGCCCCAACCTTAGTCGGTTTCTCGCAGGAGGCGAGTGGTGGCCCGGCTGAGGGGGAGGGAGTTGACGGCGATCCCCCGGCCATGCTCTAATGGACATCGAGCATTTCATAGACACCCTGCAGAGGGAACAGGCCGCCCTGGCCGTCAATTCCCTCCAGAACCCTAAAGGCCGTGACGCCTTTGAGCTGGGTCTGTTAGCGGGGCTCGTCCAGTCATACGCACGTATGCAAGCCCTTCTCGAAGAACAGCTAGCCGATGCTAAAGGCAAGCCTCGACCAGCACGGCCCTCCAGACCCGGGAATCCGTATCTGGAGGAATTAGATGCAGCACCAGTCTTGCCCGAGCAGATGAGCAGGAGACGATAACAGTGGGAGCACCAAGTCAGAGTTTTATGCCTGTGGTCACGATGAGTGGCAATCTTTCCGAAAGCTTTCCGGATGTTGATCCGAACTATGAGCCTTTTGGGTCACTCGTTTTGCTGCAAGTCCGCGTTGCGAAAACAAAGGTGAGTGAAGATTCCAAGCTTTACTTGCCCGAGGAAGTACGCGCTACAATTCAAGCCAATACGCAGGTTGCGAAAGTGATCTCGTACGGGCCGCTGGCGTTTAAGAATCGCAACACGGGGGAGCAGTGGCCAGAGGGAGCGTGGGCACGGCCGGGGGAATACGTAAGGATTCCCATGTATGGCGGTGATCGCTGGGAAGTCAAACATGGTGACGGAGTTGTCATGTTCCGAGTCCTTAAGGACCTGGAGCTGGGCGGCCGAGTCCCGCGACCACTTGAAGTAGTCGCTTACATCTAATCTCTAATCGGTCAAGGAGCCGATAGCTATGAGTAAAGAAGATACAGCAGGCAAACCTGACGGTAGTCAGGAAGAAGAATTTGTCATCGTTGAGGTTGACAGCGCGGGCAAGCCTATAGCCCCGACGGAGGCCCCTGGACACGACAGCGAAGATGATGATGACGACCTTGATGCGGGCGACGCGGATGACTCTGATGAGCGCGTGGGTCACAGCGAAGATGACGATCCTGATGTAGGTGCCCGAGCGGACGAAACCCCAGAAGAGCGCCGCGAGCGTCGCCGACGTGAAAATCGGGCAAAACGCGTGCGTAATCGCGTGGCGGCGGAGTCCAAAGACCGGCTGATTCAGAATCAGGGTCGGATGCTCTTGACACTGCAAGAGCAGGTTGCTCAACTTCAAGGGCGTACGGTACGTTACGACACTAATTTGTTGCAGAATCAACTGCAACAAATCGAATCACAACAGTCCGACGCCAAGGCTGTGTTAGCCAAGCTTAGCAGAGCTGGAGACCATGAAGGTATCGCTGAAGTGGTCGAAGTGCAGATGAATCTGCGTGACCAACATCGGCAAATTACCGAGCAGCTACGCCGATCTAAGACAAGCAAGAGAAACGGACAATCCGAAGAGGGCGAGGAGGGCGAGGATCGGCCGGCCCCGCGCCAACAGCAACGCGTCCCTACCCCTGACCCGGAAGTGGTGCGGCGAGCTGTGAATTGGGCAGGCAAACACGCATTTGCCGACCCGCAGCGGGGCAATAAGGAAGAAATTGAAATTGTCAAGGCGATCGATCACAACCTGCATCGAGAAGGCTGGGACCCAAAGTCGGATGATTATTGGGCAGAGCTTACGTCGCGTGTCAAGCGTCGTTTGCCTCATCATTTCAAAAAGGCCGCGCCGAATGGCGATGGCAGACAGAACGGAGGACGGAGAGTGCAAGATGATACTGGTGGTCGGACTGCTAATGGCGGACCGCGAATGGCCCCAGCGTCACAGTCGAGTGGCGGTTCGCGCCCTCTCGGCAAGAATGAAGTTCGTGTCACGCCGGATCGCAAAAAAGCGATGCAAGATGCCGGTATGTGGGACGATGTTAAAAAACGAAACCGGATGTTAGCGCAGTACGCGAAGTACGATCGTGAAGCCGCTGAGCAATAACACCCAACCCTGAATCAACCCGCTAGTAGGAGCGAGTGCAAATGGCTAGAAATCGTGGAAATAACAGAGACGGCGATGAGCGTTTAGGTCGATCGGGAGGAGAGAGCGAGCAAGATGCTCCTATGGGGGGCATGGAGCCCGTGATCCCTATCAATGCGCAATTCGACGAAGGCGGCGAAGAAATCATAGAACGGGCGACAGGCGATCATGCCTACAACCGTGATGATTCCGATCGAGCCGGCGATGAGCGCGAGCATCATGAAAGGGAACTTACTGACCGCGAGCGACTTGAGTTGTTCCGTCTCTCAATGTTTCAAAACCAGCTGCCGTCATTAACCCCTATTCCGGGTTGGCACCTGTGTTGGCTTACCACCGCGAATCCGCGCGATTCCATCCAAGGTCGATTGCGGCTTGGCTACCAGTTATTGACACCCGCAGAGGTGCCGGGCTGGGAAGCTAATGTACTGACGTCAGGTCCGTACGAGGGTTGCATTGGCATAAATGAGATGGTCGCCGCTAAGCTTCCGATACACTTATATGAGATGTATATGACGGAAGCGCACCACAACCAGCCGCTTGCGGAAGAAGGCAAGCTGAGATCGACGCTGGATGCAATCCGTGAGCAAGCGCAAGGTAAGGGAGCACAGGTTCACCTAGAAGATGGTATGGCTGCACTGGGTCGTACACTCCGTAGAGCCCACTTCGAAGACATTCACGGTCCGAAAAGAGGTGGCACTGCGGGGTGAAGTAATCACCCAAGCAGGAGTTTAAGGTATGAGTTCGATCAATGCTCCGTTTGGCTTGCGGCCAGCGTTCCACCCATCAGGCACCATTCGCCCGGTGGCGGGGACGATCGCAACTGGCTATGCAAGCAACATCTTCATGAACGCCCCGATTGGCATTGTCGCGGATGGTAGCATCGAGCTGGCAGCAGCTGGTGGTACCGGTATCACGGGGGCATGTGGTGTATTTCAAGGTGTTGAATACAACCCGACGGCCACAGGGCCCCGTGTCGTATCTAACATGTGGCCAGCTAGTACTGCTGCAGTTAACATTGTTGCGTTTCATACACAAGACCCGACCATCGTGTATGAGGTTCAGTGCTCCGGTACGTTGACACAAGCCGCGATCGGTCAGCAGTTCAACTGGTCAACTAATGACACCACAGCGGGCAACACTGTCACGGGCTTGAGCAATGTCACACTGGACATCGCAACAAGCGCCGCCAACGCGGGACTTCGAGTCATTGGACTTACCCCAGGCCCTGACAACGTATGGGGAGACGCTTTCCCTGTCGTCCAGGTTCAGCTCTCTGAGCATCAGTTCGTCGCGACCATCGCGGCAATCTGACCCACACTGCGATAAGATTCTAAGGAGACTTTCATGTCAAATCCAATGCGCAGTACAGATTTCCGCTCCATCGTCGAGCCAATCCTCAACGAGGAATTCGACGGTCTGTACGAACAGAGAGCGGACGAGTGGAAGCAGGTTTTCCGGGAACAAACCGGCATTCCTCGCAACTACCACGAGGAGCCGGTGCTGTACGGCTTCGGTGCGGCCCCCGAGCTGCCCGATGGCACCGCCGTCACCTACCAGTCGGGTGGCGTGCTGTTTATCAAGCGTTACGTGTATGGCGTCTATGGCCTCGCGTTTGCGCTGACCAAGGTCCTGATCGAAGACGGCGACCACATCCGCATCGGTCAGGTTTACTCGCGCCATCTGGCGCAGTCGATGATCGAAACCAAGGAAACGCTGTGCGCGAACGTGTTGAATCGTGCGTTCAACGGTGCTTTCGTCGGCGGCGACGGGCAGCCCCTGTGCTCCAGCACTCACCCGATCATCGGCGGCGTGTTCAGCAACCTGCTCACGGTTGCTGCGGCCCTGTCGCAGACGTCGCTCGAACAGATGTTGATCCAGATTCGCAATGCGGTCGACAACAACAATAAGCGTATTCGTCTTACGCCCACTCAGATCGTCACTGGTCCGAGCAATGTGTTTCAGGCGGAAGTCCTGCTCAAGTCGCCCCTGCGGGCGGGAGCAGCCAACAACGACATCAACCCTGTCAAGTCGATGGGTATGCTGGCGAAGGGGCAGGCTAACCTGTCTCGTATTACCAGCACCACCAGCTGGTTTGTCCAGACGGATGCGCCGGAAGGTCTGAAGCTGATGAAGCGTCGTGGGCTCGAGCGTAGTATGGAAGGTGATTTCGACACCGATTCCATGCGCTACAAGAGCACCGAGCGTTATCGCGAAGGCTGGACTGACCCTCGTGCAGTCTGGGGTACCCCCGGTTTGTAAGCAAGGAAGCTATATCCGGTAAGGTAAAAGACGGCTCGTGGGGGGTTCCTTCGAGCCGTCTCGTTAACACAGCGTTGTTGGAGGGTTGATACTATGTCCGCTCCTTATGATTCATTCACCGATTTCCCGAACGGTGCGACAAGTTTCGGGGTTCCTCTGTTTGGTGGGGGTGCGAAAGTCGTGTCTGCGGGCCCGAGTCCCAGCAGTCAGACTGGCCGCACATGGTTTGTAGACACGGTTTTCGGAGCCAATGGGAATTCTGGCGCGGGCCCGTCGTCGCCCCTGCAGACGATGGCTGCGGTATTTGAACGCCTGCGCTCCGGTGATGTGGTCAACGTCCGTGGGCGTATCAGCGAACAGCTGGTGACCCCCGTCCAGGTTTTTGACGTCTGGATCAATGGTATGGGAAATCGCCCTCGCCATGCGGACGCCGCGCCCTTGGGCAGCCGTTATGCAGCGACTCAGTGGGGGGCTCCGGCCTCGGGAGGCGTTGCGGCTCAAGCTACTCTTCGGGTGTTGCAGCAGGGCTGGCGGTTCACCAACATTCTGTTCACGGCGGTTGACGCCAATGCAGCATGCTTGGAACTGGTTCGCAATGCGGGTGCTGGGGACGCCGAGCGGGATGCGTCTCACGCATCAATTTACGGCTGTCGTTTCTCGGGGGACGGTATCGGCATCCGGTCGGGTGTCGCCGGACTGTTCACTGAAATCGTGTTCAATGTTGAAGTTGCGGATTGTGATTTCAACAACATGACCACGGCGATGTCCGGCATCAGCGGCAACGGCTGGAAGATTCGGGGCAATCGTTTCTGGGCGAATGGCAGCACTATCACGATGGCGCTGCAAAACAGCCACATCTACGACAACATCATTGGCTCATTCACTGCGGCAGCCAACTCGGGCGGCATTGACCTTAATGGTGGCGGCGGGTTGTGTATGGTGACAAAGAACTTTTTGTCAGGTGCCTACTCGGTCGCTGGCGGTTACCGAGTCTCCAACGCCAACGACAACTGGTGGGGGAACTTTGCGGATGTGACCGGCGGCATCACCCAAGCTGACCCGGCTTAACTCTTCGGGGCCGGGACTGCGCACCGGCCCGTTTTAGGAGACACAGATGCGTCCAGTAAGAGTTGCGGTTCCAGCCGATGATGTTTCGGTCGTGGTGCCGATCGACATCTATCAAAAGGGACCTATTACAGTTTCGATTGCCGAGGCCACAGGCACTCCCGATATTGACGTTGAGTACACCCTCGACGATATCTGGGACCCAGCAGTTACCCCCGGCTGGTTCCCCGCTGGTCTGCCGCTTAATGCGGTTGATGCTACCCCGGCAGCCGGGAGATTAGTAGACGCTGACACGGACCAGCCTGTAACTCCTACGGCGGTTCGAGCTATCAATAACAACGCCGCTAGTACCGCCGTCATGACTATTGTTCAGTCCGGAATCCAAGGGTAGGAGGTAACATGAAAGGTTTCAAGAAAACAGGCAGTGGACCCCGCTATGGGTCTTTTGCCTTTTCGCCTAAAGCTGGGTTCTCGCACTCCGGCACGAACAAACAGAATGTGCGGGGCTATACTCGCACCAAGCCGAAGTTTGCTCACGGTGGCATGGTAACGGCCCCGATGGCGTCTGGCGACTCGTCTGTCATCAAGCGCGCCAAGCCCGTGACGAGTTTCGATGCTGAACATGGAGGCAAGGGTTCTTTGCGGCCGGGTTTCAATAAGGGCGGCAAGGCGTGCTATGCCGAGGGCGGCAAAGTGGCCACCACAGGTGCTGCCATCAAGATGATGAAAGAGCTGATGAAGCGCGGTAATTCAGCGGAGGATGCAGCGACCAAGGCTGCTCGTCGCTACGGAGTATCCAAGTCACAGGTGCAAACCCCTTCTGCACCAGTAGGTGGGGGCGGCCTGCCTGCAGACAAGCAAATGCTTGCTCGGGGTGGTATGCCGATGATGCGCCCAGGTGGGGGCTTGGGTCAAGGCGCTCCGATGCTTGGGCGGGGTGCCCCTCAGCGAATCCCGATGCCGGCTCCGGCCCCACAACAGATGGCAGCCCCTGCTCCCCAACAACGCCCGATGATGGGCAATCACGGATATGGTAGTTTCGGCCGGAGGCCCCTCGTCCGGTAGTGGGGATTCCCGGCCATATGGCCGGTGTGGTATACTCCGCCTGCCGGAGGGGCCTTCCCGCCTCTCCGGCTTCGCCATGGGCTCGCCGTACGGCCTGCCAAAACCTAGAATCAACGAACCGGAGCAGGGCTCGTGGCAACAAGTGGAACCGTTGGGACAACCGTATTTACGACGCAGCAGGTCATTGACCACGCGTATCGTCGTATGAGGATGCCGCCCGAACTGGCTTCGGGTGAAAAGCTTGACTCGGCCCTTGAAAACCTGTGGCTGATCTTGCAAGTGCTGTCCTCGAAGGGTGTGCCAGTATGGCGCATCGAAACGCAAATCCTTCCTTTCTATCAAGGTCTGATTAGTGTCAGTCCTTTGATTGGCACCGTTGAGGTGCTTAACGCCAATACCCGTATTCTGCAGCGTCTGACAGGGCTTTATGACACCGATCAAGGTGGCGATCCATCGTTCGCGTTCGATGGGGACCTGGAGACGGCTTGCACACAGACCGCGCCTGATGGCACGATTACTGTTGATTTTGAAATCGAGACTACTATCACGACTTTCGGCTTGTTGCCTAATGTGACGGGTACCTGGAGTTTTGTGTATGAGGTGTCGATTGATAACGTGACATGGGAGACGGTTAGTACTTACACGGCACAGGCGGTCGTGGCGCGGCAGTGGCTGTGGCAGGATGTTGAAATTGTTCGCTGGCCGACTTATCAGTACGCGCGCGTCCGGGCGACGGGTGGTACTACTCTGGATATACTTGAGTGGTTCATTGGTAATAACCCATCTGCGATCCCGATGTCGTCCATCAACAAGGACGACTATTTCAATCTCCCTAATAAGTCATTCCAGGGTCGCCCTGTGCAGTTTTGGCAGGACATGGACCGGGATAATCCGGTACTAAACGTGTGGCCGGTGCCGAATTTCCAAGCCAATTTTTATCAATGCGAGGCCCAGGTGCACCGGATGATTGAGGACGTCGGCGAAATGTCGATGTCGCTTGATTTGCCTGCTCGCTGGTATGATTGGGTTGTCGATGAGCTGGCGGTTAAGCAGGCGCGAGAAGACCCGGATTTCAAGGGTGATATCAAGGATTTGATTGGCTTTGCGGTCGAATCTCTCAAGGTAGCCCAAGGCGGGATCGTTAATAAGGGACCGATATACATCCAGCCAAATATCTCGCATTATACGAGGGGCTGATGCCAGTTTTTCTTAACACGCTGGGGAATTCGACGCTGGGCATCGGGATTTGTGACCGGTGCAAGTTCAAATTTCCATTGGGTGAGCTCAAGCCAGACGGGAATACGCCGGGCCTGCGTGTCTGTGACAAATGTTGCGATGTGTATGACCCGTGGCGGTTGCCGGCGCTGCAGGATGATCGTATCAATCTTCCGTTCGTGCGGCCGGACGAGGATATCGCTGTAGCAACCCCGCCTACTGTGTATGATCCGTTTCGTGTCACACAGGATGACGAATACCGTACAACACAGGAAGAGGATTACCGTACCGTGGAAGGTGACAACTGATGGCCCCCATTCCGACCAAGAAAATCCCACAGCTTACTGACTACGGCGTACCGCTTGCTGGGTCCGAGCAGCTAGAGATATGGGTTACTAACACGTCGCGGCGTGTTACAGCCCGTGATTTTGTGCTGCCCGCCGTTGATCCTGTGGTCATGGCGGTGGATATGTCGTCGACGCATCCGGCGTCACGCTTTCTTCAAAGTTCCGCTACGATCCAATACAATGATGGGGGCCCGGGCGGGGCTATTACATTTGACGCTTTGGGAACTCTGGCCCTTCCGGGGAATCCCACGGCTCTGGTCGGGCTTGCTGCCATCAATGGCGTTGCCCTCACCTGGATGCGGTCGGATGCGGCCCCCGCCCTCGATCAAGGTATCACACCTACTTGGACTGGTTTGCATGTTTTTACGAATGGTAGTTCTCTAAATAACCCATCGATACGATTAGCGTCAAATCGTCCTATTATTGCCTTTATCGAGAATGATGGGGCGGCAAATAATCGGACGTGGTTTTTGAGTATTCAGTCAGAACAACTTCGGCTTGCGGTTGCTAATGACTCGGGGTCGTCCAGCGCTGACATCATGGTAGTGGATCGTACCCTGAACGTCATCGACCAAATTAATTTGCTGGCTACTACAGTTTCGGTTAACGGACAGGATGTCCGTGATGCTGCGATCTTGACTTCGGGGACGGTGGCTACCGCCCGATTGGGATCGGGGACCGCTGACGCTACTACGTGGTTAAGGGGTGATCAGTCCTGGCAAGTACTCCCAGGAGGTTTCACGGGGTTCGCCAATCCTACAGCTTCCATCGGTCTCGCGGCCGTAAACGGTGTAGCTACCACTGCTATGCGGTCAGATGCGGCCCCGGCTCTTGATCAAGGGATTGCTCCGACCTGGACTGGCATACATGCTTTTACGGCCGGTAGCTCTCCGAATAATCCATCGATACGTTTAGCTTCGAACCGCCCCCTTATTACCCTTATTGAGAACGATGGAGCGGCAGATAATCGAATGTGGTTTTTTGATGTTCAAGCGGAACAGCTTCGATTGGCGGCGGCAAATGATGCGGGATCAACTAGTACTAGTTTCTTAGTTGTTGATCGTACCCTGAACGTCATCGACCAAATTAATTTGCTGGCTACTACAGTTTCGGTTAACGGACAGGATGTCCGTGATGCTGCGATCTTGACTTCGGGGACGGTGGCTACCGCCCGATTGGGCTCAGGGACTGCGGATGCCACTACGTGGTTAAGGGGTGATCAGTCCTGGCAAGCGCTCCCTGGAAGTTTTACGGGGTTCGCCAATCCTACAGCTTCTATCGGTCTTGCGGCCATAAACGGCGTGGCCACCACTGCTATGCGATCGGACGCCGCACCTGCTCTAGATCAGGCGGTTGCTCCGACCTGGACGGGCGAGCATATTTTTGCTGTTGCATCACCTAATTATGGTATCACTGTCTCATCCACCGAGCCGTTATTTCGGTTAAATGAGACCGACGCCGCTGCTGATAATCAGAAGTGGAGGTTTCGTGCACAAGGGGAGCAGTTTCAATTCCAGACGGTGAATGATGCCAATACAGTATCGGCTGATATCCTACAGGTTGATCGTACTGGTACTACGGTTGATTCCATAGTCCTGTCGGCTCCTCTCGTAGCGCTGAATGGGATTCACAATGGAACTGCTCCAACAGGGGCCGCAAATCAATATATTGCCAGCGGCACGTATACCCCAACCCTGAATCTCGTTATTAATTTATCTTCCGCAACACCTAACGTATGTCAGTGGATGCGAGTTGGGAATGTAGTGACAGTATCGGGGAGTTTCTCAGCCGATCCTGTTTCGGCCTCTGTCACGTCTCTTGGGATGACTCTCCCTGTTGCCAGTAATCTCAGTGCTGCCTCTCAACTAGGTGGGGTGGGGGTTGGGGATTTCGGGGGAACCCCCGTCCCTATAGATATTTCGGGGGATACAACTAATGATGTGGCGTTTTTAATCTGGCTTCCAACCGCAGCAGGTAACGACACCGCTTCCTTCACTTTTACTTACCTTGTTCTTTGAGTCAGGAGTAGTTATGAAGTTTAATTTGAGCACCCCGCTGGTTAGTTTCGATGGTAAATTGTTTACTCGCTCTACTCAAGGAGAGGATGGAACTGTAAACCAGGAACCTCTAACGTTGCAAAATGTGTTGGTGTCCGCCTGTGTAAACGCAGACCCGCAGGAGTATAACGATGCGGATAAGAAACTGGCCATTTTCAATTTGCTGATGAAACTGCACGGGGCTGATCCTACTGTGGACCTTAAGGCTGAGGAGATCGCTACTCTCAAAAAGTTAGTTGGTAAACAGCTTACTGTAGTGGCGGTAGGGGTAGTATGTAAAGCCCTAGATAATCCCTGTCTTCCCCAAGAGGTGTAGGGGTCTCGATGAAGGACGCGATCCGAGAGCTATTGCCACCAGATGATAATGGCCGACCATTATCAGCGTTAACTCGTTGGCGTATAGCGGTTTTCGCTGTGATTATCTCTATGCTGCTATTTATGGCATGGGCCCTTTCGCCTTATGGTTTTGCCCTAGCGGAGGGTGTGCAGACCATCCGTAGTAATGTTGATGATCTACGTCTTAGTCAGATCGAGCAGCAAGTGTATGACGCAAAACAAAGTGAGTGTGTTTCTACGGATTTTTCAGCTAGACGATTTTTTGCGAATCGAGTTATGGAACTTGTGCGTAAATACCGTCAGCTTTCTGAGGGAGAATTGAGTATCCCACCTTGTGCTGGAGGGCAGGTCCCATGAGTGGTGTGGCGCGAAAGTTGATCTCGGAGGAAGAGGGACGTAGGAATCAGCCTTATTACGACAACGCCCCTGAGAAGTTTGTGACCTGGGGTATTGGTCATCTGGCTGATCCACGCAAGTCTTGCCCAGTGCCCGATCCTATAGTCGATCAGATGTTCGACTATGATTGGGCTGAAAAGCTGGCGCAGGCGCGTCAGTTCGTAGGGTTTGCGGCCCTCAACGAAGTGCAACAGGCAGCTGTGGTGAGCATGGTGTTTCAAATGGGTTTCGAAGGGGTAAAAGGGTTTAAGAAATTTCTTATAGCCCTGGCGCGCGGAGACGTCAAGCGAGCGGCTGTCGAGGGATTGGATAGTAAATGGGCGAAGCAGGATACGCCCAGGCGGGCGCAGCGTCAGATGAAGATGCTGTCCTCAGGTCTTTGGGTTCCCCGAGAGGTGTAGTTATGTTCAGTGGATATAAGACGGTGGTGTTTAATGTGATCATGGGCTTGATAGCTCTGGTCAAGGCCCTCAATCCCGACGCAGTATTGCCGGGTGAGGAAGAAGTGAACCAGGGCATCGATGGCTTTCTATTAAGCCTCGGGCTGGTTTGGGGTGTGGGCGGGGTTATTTTACGGGCTATAACATCCTCGCCGATATTTAGGAAAAAGCCCGAGGAGCAGTGACAGTGAAAATCTTGAAAAGTGTTTGGGCGGGAACAGTCAGCGGCGTATGTCTAGCCCTGCTGATAGCGGCGTGTACACCGAACCCAGTCAAGGAGGCGGAAACCTTCGAACAGAAGGCGTACGCTCTGTATGGTACCTATGTGATTTTCCAGGGGAAGGCCGCAGAGCTGGTACAGGACGCAGCCGTTTCTGATCGGATCAAGATGGCGTTGCGCGAGGCGGACCGGGTTTCATATCCGGTGGCTGAAGGACTGGTCGACGCGGCAGGTGAAGTCAGCGCCATCAAAGACTTGTTGGAACAGTGTGGGGAGGCGATCGAGTCCGATCCGATCTGCGTGCCGACTAATGAGCGGCGTTTAGCAAACGCTATTACCAACCTGAGCGCGATTTATTTCAACGCCCAACCTGTGCTGTTGAATCTGGTCGCCACCGTCAAAGAGGTTAAATAACATGGACTTCCAATTAATTGCTGTGCTGGTTGGGCAGCTGGCCCTGATCGCGAAAGATCCGGCGCTTGGTTATCGCGGGCAGGCTATCACGGAGGCCCTCGCCTTGTTGGCTACTATTTTTTCCAAAGGCGAGGCCGCCCGGGCGGAACTGGAGGCCCTGGCTGCGCATATTGCCGGGATGGTAGCCGCCGATCGTGAACCAACCAAAGCCGAGTGGCAGGGGTTGCGGGATTTGTCCCGTGCTCACCATGAGGTGTTGAACCCGCCTCCGCCCCCGGAGCCTGAAGCAACCCCGGCTGTAGTCGAAGACAAGTAACGGGAGACGGATGTGCCGACCGCACTCACTTTCACATCGTTGCAAGTCGACCTGCGGCGGTACTTGGAGCGCGGGGAGTTGGCTGATACCACTGTGTATGAGCAGCTTCCCCGCCTCATTAATAACGCCGAACGCGAAATTGCGCAGGACCTGAAAGTTCTCGGGTTTATTGATCCGATGATTAGTACCCTAGTGGCTGGTACATCAGTTTACCAGAAGCCTGATCGTTGGCGACAGACGGTAAGTATGAACTTTGGTCGGGTGGGGCAGGACCTTGCGCAGCAGAACCGGCGCACCCAGATTTTCCCGCGATCGTATGAGTATGTCAGAACTTATTGGCCCGACTCCGACGTGTTGGGGGTCCCGAAATTCTATGCGGACTACCAGTACACGCACTGGATTATAGCCCCCACGCCACAGATTGACTACCCGTGGGAAATTGTCTGTTGGCTGTTACCAGCCCTGCTTGATGATGTTAACCAGACCAATTGGTTGACCGACTATGCTCCGACGACGTTGCTGTATCGCTGTCTGCTGGAGTGCGAACCGTTTTTGAAAAACGACGGGCGTATCCCGACGTGGCAGGGGTTGTATGAGCAGTCCAAAAACACCCTAAATGTCCAGGACCTGCGGCGGATCGCAGATCGCAATACCGCCAGAGAGAGTAATTAACCATGCCTGGATTTACACAAGTTTTTGGCGGTACGACTATCGCCCCGGCAAATGCGACTTTTTTATCGCTTGTTATGTCGGCAGACGTGACACTGGCGTGGCCGATTGAACAAGCTGTCAATGGCAACGTGGTCGCAGATACCATTGAGGTTAGCGCCACAGCCCCTGGCCTTAACATTGATTTCCCGGATGCACGACAGGTGTCAACGGGATACACCACGTGTTTCAATAACACAGGGGCGGAGACTGTAACTGTGCGGGACGCGGCTGGGGCCACCATCTTGTCGTTGGTGTCAGGCACCGCCTGGGTGATCTATTTAGCAGATAACTCCACGCTGGGCGGCACATGGCGTGTTTTTCAGCTGGGGGCATCGGTTTCGGTAGCAGTGGCGGCTGCCCTGGCCGGGGCGGGACTTCGGGCGATTGGCGCTACTCTGAATCAGGACATCCCTATCACCAGTTTCGCTGTAACTCCCACGACACTGACTGATAGTGATCGCGCAAAATTGATGAATTGGACAGGGGGCCTTGGTACACTCAACCTGCCGAGTGCGCCGGCGGTTGGTAACGGGTGGTTTGTACAGGTCCGCAATACGGGGTCAGGGGATTTAACTGTTACTCCTCCCTCCGGGGTGATCGATGAAGCCGTCAATAAGACTTTCGCAGCGGGTACCTCGGCTGTAATTGTCACCGACGGCACTGACTATTTTACCCTGGGTTTTGGTTCTAGTGCAGCAGGCGCGGGAGGCTTCGATTTTGTTGAGATAGATGTCGCAGGCTCAGGTAATTTTGTTCTATCAGGGGTGAACCTTAATCGTGTCGCTTACCGTTTTATTGGTGTTTTGACTGGTGACCGCACCATTATTGTTCCTAATGCTATCCAGCAGTATTGGGTAGACAATAGTACCACGGGCTCATTTTCCCTATTTGTAAAAACCGCCACTCAGGCGGCACCCGGTGTCGAGATTTTACAGGATGACCGAAATATCCTATACTGTGATGGTTCGGACGTTCTTGACGCAGAGTCCTCAACAGTTACGTTTCCGATTCCTGTTGCTCAGGGAGGTACGGGGGCAACCACTGCAGCCGGGGCTCGCACAAACTTGGGCGCGGGAGCTACCGGTTCAGATATTTTCGTGGCGGGCAGCCAAGCGGCGGCGCAAACGGCTTTAGGCATCGCGTTGGCTTCTACGAATGATTGGACGGCAGCCGGCACATTAGCTGATCCGACTGTCCAGTACAGCAGCTCCCGTCCTGTAGTTGCTCTTTTCGAGACTGACGCAGCGGCTGATAATGGATTATGGACTATCGAGGCTCAGGGCGAGCAGTTTATTTTCCGGGCTTCGAATGACGCAGGGTCTGGTTCGACGGCGTGGCTGACAGTCGATCGTACCGGTACGACGATCGATACCGTAAACTTCGCGAATGGCACCCTACAGTATGGTGGGGTCGAGGTGGGGTTTAAAGGGATGCCTCGTAGAGATTTTGCGGCCTCCGATAATACGGTAGCCGCTGATAATGGTAAAGCTTTACGATTTACCGGGGCGGGCGGGCAAACATTTACGGCGGACGGGGACCTAGCTACAGATGGGAATTTTATACTTCTCAATGACGGCTCGGCCTCTTTAACTGTTGCTGGTAGCGCGTCTCTCTCGTGGTTTAATGGAAGTGGGACTATCCCTACAGGTAATCGAACTCTGGCTGTAGGGGGGATTATGACCTTGTATCATACGGGTTCTGGTAATTACCTGGCATGGGGGTCTGGGTTGTCATGAGCGGAACAATAGCAGCAGCAGGCGCAGCAGCAGCAGTCCCTGATGCATCCTGGCTGAAGTTTGTAACCCTAGGTGATAACGGTACGGAGTATGGGTTCCAGGTTGGAGTCGCAGGGTCGATAAATCTCACTGATCGGGTTGGGGGCGATGTTGCCACAAAATTTCTCTACGACCATAGTA